CCATGATCAAACCGAGCAAGATAATGGGCAAGGCAACGGAGCTCCAGACCACTAGCGTCAGCCCCAACTTGAACCCGATTAGGACCAGGGTGAAAAAGCTCTCTCGATTCTTTGTCACTTTTTGTCTGTGCAAGATTTGGTCTCATGTGTGCCATGCGTCCCGTGTTGGTATTGAGTACACATGAATGGTGGATCTTTCCTTGTTTGGTTACTTTCTTTAGCCATGCGTTCTGTCCCTCTGATAGTTGGCCTAAATGTTTTTGAAGGGTGAGGATACGTGCGAATTTTTTAGATTCGTCTGTCCCTATTTCCTCCAAAATTTTTTCATCAATTTTTGGCTTACCTGTATCTGTTTTCTCTCTTGGTTCCCATCCTCTAAAAGTTTCAAAGGCGAAGGCTATATGTTGCCTGCTAGTAGGATTAAATTCTTTAAGCCTGCAAAATTCAGCACCTCGTACATAACCTTTATTTTTATTAGGTCTTGCAGGGATGAATCTTCCACCATCAACCATTGTGAAAGTAGAGCGCATCTGATCAGAAAGAGTTTCAAGTTCTACTCTTAATTTGCCTTCTAACTTATGAGCCTTGGGAACGTCAAAAGGAAATCCCTCTCGCTCTTGCCATGTCATGATCTGAGCGATCTTGTGCTCAGTATCAATAGGCTTGGCATATTCCTCGAGCTTTGGCTCAAACAATTGTGAGAGTTGAACAGTAACCTCTACGTCTTGGACGCAGTACTCCAACATCTCTTCTGTATAGGTAGACCAATCTCCCTTGAGCTGTTTTCCATACTCACTCTTCATGACCCCCAACCGATACCCCCAACTTTCTAGAGAATGTCTCCCATAAAGTTGAGCTGGCATGTTGGCTGGTCTTGACCTGTAATCTCGATCAAGCATGTCTGTAAAGAACAGTCTTGAAAGAATTAAAGTGTCATAGAGTTTCGTATCTTTAAGCTTGAAGAATGGGTAGATATAAGAGAGAGCCTCTATGTCAAACGCCACGATATTGTGACCCCATAATTCATCAGCAACCATCAAACTTGATAAGCCTTCTGTGATGCTGTAGCGATTGTTTTTAGCATCGTCATATCGAAAGACTTCTCCGGTATCTAAGTCTTTAGTGACTAGACAATGAACTTCACTTAAGTCTCCTCTCATGAGCCCATTGGTCTCACAATCAAAGGCAAGTCTCATTGTGTCTCCGAATGATGGATGCTGGTTAAGGTCTTCCACCAAAAATCTTCTGTTAAATTCTTTGAACCTGTAATCCTATTGATCTCATCTAAATCTGAATTAAGGATGATCAGGGTAGGAAATAATTCAAGTTCATAGGACTCAACAAGAGAGGGATGATTCTCTTTCCATAACTGAGAGATGTATGGAATAAATTCTGGATGCTTATGAATAACCTTGTCTAAGGTCATGGAAGCATTCAGACATGGAGCGCAGTCCTTCATTTTGAATAGGACTAATTTGTGTGGATTAAAAGTCTTCATAGTTATCGGTGGTGGTTTCTGCAGATTGAACTTCGACTAATCGACCTGTTTCGGTTGAATAGGACAAGACACCACTTGGACCAGTACGGCCATTGAAGCGGTTCTTGAGAGTTACTAATTCAGAGGTGTTATCGCCTGATGAGATATTTCTTTGGATGCAGCAAACAATGTCTGACAATTGGCTTATTGAATGTGAGCCCCTAAGTTGCCCTAGAGAAATGGAAGCTCCATCTTCATGCCCTTTGTCTCCGTGGTTTCTTCTGAGGTGAGAAATTAAAATCATTCCTACCCCACATTCCTCCACGAAGCTTCTGAGCCTGGTCATCACACGATCTATAAGTTTCCGCTCATCGTTTTCTGTGTTATCGGAGAGCAAGATGCTTAGGTGATCAATGATTACCCACTTAGCCCCATAGTTTTTGACAACGAAACGAATGTCAGAAATAAGATGGTCGGGATCAACAGAGCCAAATCCAGACCGTAGATACAGCCTTCCAGTTCCACAGCTAGCATCGAAAGCTTCTCGTAATTCATCCTCTGGTATCTCGTTATTTAGATGTAGTGGTTTATTTGCCTTAACTGTCATCATCCTCAAAGCAGTCCGTTGAACTGATTCCTCTAATGCAATGTATGCAACAGTGAATCCCTGATCGATGAGTGATTGAGCTACTTCTCCAGTAGCTGTACTTTTACCCGATCCTGTACCACTTGTTAGAGTCACGAGCTCCCCGAGACGTAGACCTCCCGTAACTTCATTTAGTGTTGGGAATGGCCAATCAGCATCTTTCCCATGAAGGGGTTTTGATACGAGATCAAATAAAGATCGTGCATCAATGATTGCCTTGGGTGAATAGGCTCTCTTGTTCCAAATGGCCTGACGTATAGCTTCAGAATCTTTAGCTTGTAAAGCTTCAGAAGCATCTTTGTATCCTTGGATAGTGGCAATAAAAACACGATCAGGAGGAAACAAAGAAGCACACTCCTCAGCCGCTTCTTGTCCCGCTTGATCGTTATCAAAGAAGAGAATGATCTCTTCAAATTTCAATAGGTGAGGTAGTTGGGCAGAGAGATTTTTATATGCTCCCTTTGAACCATTTGCTATGGACATGACCGGCCAGTTTTTTCTGGCAGACCACACCGAAAGACAATCAAGTTCCCCTTCTGTAATTACAACAGTTTTTCCACCACCGAATAAATGCTGGCCAAATAATGTTTTATCAACATTCTTACCCTTCCAATAAAAATCTTTCTCTTTCGTCTTCTCCTTATACGCAACAATCTGTCCTGATAAAGAGTAATACGGGAAGCGTATAACTGGGCCAGGATGATCGACCCTGACATTGAACTTTCTACAATCCTCCTCCGTTAAGTTTCTAGTAGAGAGTCGGGCAAACTCCCCCTCAAACGTAAGATTGCTTCTCTCTTTAGAAGGTTTGGTTTCTCCTTCTCCTGGTGCTGATTCTCGGTAGCCGCAAGAAAAACAATAACCATGAAGATCACTGTACCGAGCAAACGCATCACTACTAGGGCAAGCAGGACACGCTTCATGCCTGAGAAACTCAGAGTCTTGGGGTTCCATGAAGATGCAACTCCTCGAAGATTTCTGCGTATTCTTTTAAGCATTCGATTATTAATTGGCAGGGAAAACCCTCGTCTTCACATCGAACAACAAGGTCATCGATGTAATTCAGGAGGTTGCTGTGAGCTAACTGATCCATGAATCAGGGATGTTGGGGTGAATGCACCAAAGGAATCCGTGTTTGTCACACCAATCCCCATAAGTGCTTTTGCTTTTTTTTGTAAGGGTGTTATTTCTTTGAAATATGAAACGAATATCTAAGTCGGGATGTTGATTTTTTATAGCTAAATGTTTACGCCTCTCTGATGGCTTGAAGAATCCTTTGACTTCGTAAATAACATCCCCGATAAAAAAGTCGGGGGTGTACTTACTAGTCAATACATATTGAAAACTTCTAGCCTCATATATATAAGGAACATTCTTCTTATCAAAGAACTTAGAAACTCGCTCCTCCAAAGTGGAGCGATAAGCCATGATCAGAAGTCGTAATTTTCAGCAGATGTCTCAGCAGCTGGAGCACTAACAGTTGGTGAAGCTGCTTTGTATCCATCCCTTGTGCCAAAGATGGCATTGACATCATCAACTGACATATCCCCAGAATCACTAGCCCCGCTCATAGTGACAAGCTTGGTGACTTGGACACCGACGACCTTTAAAGAGGTGCCTTTGGCTGGCTTAGTGTAAGGGGTTTGGTTAACAATTAATACAGCTTTCGTACCTTTTCTTAGACTTTGCAAATCAGAATCAGAAAGGGGAGACCCTTCAGTATCTACAAAGACTGGGATAGGTTTTTTATCTGTATCACTGTAACTGTATTTACATAACCCTTCTGAATCGTAGGGCTCGGGATTAAGTGCAACTCTATCGGGTTTTTCTAATTTTGAATCAACCCATTTTAAAAGTTCTTTTCTATCTTTTTCTACCTGCTTAATTATTTTGGCAGGGATGTTATATGAGAAGGTCCGGTTTTCATATTTACCGGAATCTTCAAAAACATTAATGAATCCAGTGAGCTCAGATTCAAAAACATATTGGTTAGGTTTTGGCATTTGATTGATGAGAAATTGATTGGGGTTCTGAGTATCTAGTTGGCAGGGCTATTAACTTTTCTTCAATAGTGTCCAACTCAGTCTCAAGGACGCTTTGCAGTTGTTCTACAGAGAGCCCCTGAAGACTTAGATCGGCGGCTAAGTTTTTAGTCAAAGGTCAAATTGTCGGTGTGATTTCAGATAACTTTCGTACTCAAGTTCTTTCTGTTTTTCTTTATCTTCCGTCTCTCCATGTCCTAAGAAATAAGAGAACTGTTCGGGGCTTAATTGCTCAAGCTCCTTTTGAGCTAGATTTTCCATATTGTCTAGTTGCACTAGTGGGAATGAAGGAAAACCCAATGAAAAAGCGGCCTTTCAGCCGCTAATCATGAGTTTAATTGTCTAAGTGGTGTCTAAACGATCAGGAACCTAAAACCAGCGCGTCTACCAATTCCGCCAGGTGGGCCAAAGGTTCTTGAAGCTAGTAGACCAGTGCGAGGCTCTTTTTAGAAGTTAAATGTGTATCATCTGATACCATTTCAACCCCTTTTGATGAGTGATAGACGCACTGGACTACCTTCTTTATATCGAACTTAGACATATTACAGGGCCAAGATTGCATTTTCCGATGCCTTTACCACAAACTTACAGTATTGCTCTGTTTGTTTTAATGAGGAATGACCCATGATGTCTTTGACCTGATTGGGTTTTGCTACAGCACCCAGCCATGTGGCTAAGGAATGTCGTAAGCAATGCCAAACATAAGTATCAGGAATCATGGCAAATCGTCTGACCCTTTTAAATGATCTATCGAGTTGATGACGGTTGGTCCAATCATCTTTAAAGGTATAAAGATTATTGATCCGACGTTCAACAATCGGGAGAATTTTGGGGTGGATAAAAATATCCCTGGGTTGTCCAGTTTTCGTGGGTCGGTCTTTGTCATATCCAACACGAACAAGGTTCCTTTCTAAATCGAAATCCTGTTTCATTAGATAGTTCAATACATAACCCTGACGAATCCCCGTGTAAGCACTAAATAATAAAATGTCTGCTAAATCACCTCGATCAAGATCAAGGCAGATTTCATACATCCTCATTACTTGGGCTTGTGTGAACCATTCAGTCCTTGGTCCTCCCTCTGGAAGACGCTTAACACTCGGACACTTGACTGAGTGGAGCTGTTCTTCATAGGTGAAACGCAAGGCACAAGTCGCACAAGAAATCGCTCGATTGACTGTGGCGTTGTCCACGTTGTCGGTTTCTTGGATGTCTGCTTGAAGCTCTCTCCAAAAATGCAGGCTCCCCATCTTCCGTAGTGGGAATGATTCCCCAATAGAATCTGAGATCCGGCGACGACGAAATGCAACTGTTTCGGAGCTTTTTTGCATCCTCCAACGGTTGCACCAGGTGTAATCAGCAGCTTGTCCCCACGTTGTAAGTAGGTGGATGTTCTGCGGTGGTTCGTAGTTAGAAAAGCGGTTTGAAACCATTAGAGTTTTTCCTCCAAAGTGTTTTCTAATAGGGTTGCCATTTGCTCCCCCTTGCGACTCAGATAAACACGATACCTTTTGGGATCATCAGGATCTATCTCTCGATAGACTAGTTTTAATCCGTCTTTACCAGATCGATGCTTTGGACCAAGCCAAGTCACATTCCTGGAGACTGATGAACTACTCAAGCTAGTTCCAACCATTAAATCCTCTTGTCTGCAACCGTTATGGTTGGCTATGTAGAGGAAAGTTGAAACGAGTTGAGCTGGAAATTCCCGCTCCTTAGCACGTAAGACTTCAAATGCCATATACATGCGTTGAAGAGCTGGCCTTTCAATGTTTTTTTTGTTTAGGGCCAAGGTAGCTTCTGAGTTGCAGTTGTGTTTTTAAGACACGAGCACACATTAACGTATAACTGCCTTAGTGGGAGTGTTTCTTTATACTTTTCAGTCAATTAAAACATTGGACCATCAAAGTCCACATCCCAGGCATAGCATTCTTCTAGGTAATCCCCAAGTGTGGCTAATGCTTTAGCCCTTGGAGCATCATTTATGTTTATATACCAGTAGATTCGCTCTACCAATGTTGCTTTCTCATTTAGTTCGGGCATGTCACCTTCCTTAGTGGGATTAACAGAAGAAATAAAGGGATTGATTAACCTGTTCGATGTCAAGATTTCCCTTGATGAGTGATTGCGGTATTTCCACCCCTACCTCGTCAGCCCAATTCTTAAGTATTTCTTCAGAATATATCTCTGCAAATTGCAAACGAATATCCCGAGATAATTCATCCATGTCACATGATCGAGCTAAGACACAATCATGCACCACTGTGAATGGATGCTCCCAACATACAAAAGTTAAATGTATCAAGGCAGCATCTAGTGAATGTGTCACGTTGGGTGCAAGAGCAGAAACATGATGCTTAACATCTTTATTTCCCCACCCATTTCCAACCTGACAGTCAACGATAGAACCTAATAGTCTTGTGCGTACTCGAACGGAGTCACTAACTCTTAAGTCTTGTCTAACTACAAATCCTGATGGTGTTGTCCATTGGATATAGTCTTGTGTTTCCATAATCTGCTTGGCGCATTTCTGAAACCACTTCATGACTGCTACTGGTCCTGGGAATATTTCAGGGATTGCCTTTTCATAGATAGCTTTCGTTATCTCAGTCAATCGACCCTTGATAGATAAATCAATTTCAGTTCCTTTGAGAGCATCACGTATATAAGAACGTGCGCTATCTCTGGTCAAGCCATAAGGCAGACACATCGTGCATCGCTTGGATACTTTTCGATCTATAAAGGAATGAACTTCTTTATCTTCTATATACTTAAGAGAGGCTTCAGCTACTGTCCGGTAGCCATCTACAGGAGCTGTAGTTGGTAAGACATTAACTTTGGCGGCACTCTCAGCATCGAGGGTCATTGCGCTTAGATGTTGGATACCCGATTGGGTGGCATCTATTCCACAAGGCAATCCGCTGGTTGTTTTTGTTTGGGCTATGCAGCATGAGTAATACTCTAAGCAGCTGGCTAGGAAGCACCAAGGCTCCTCAGTCTCAGACCAATCAGACATATTGCCGATAGGATCTTTAGCTACTCGTGTTACTAACTCAGTGTTGTCCTTTACCCAATCGATGCGCTCTTGCATGGTGTTTTTTTGTAGACCATGCGTGGTGGCAACTTGAAATGCTAACCAATAAGCATTGATTGGACCTTCTTCATAGAAATAAAGAAGTGACTTATCGAAGTCCGTACCCTGTGGTGACATAGATGTAACCAAGGGATAAATCCTCGAGCGATAGTCAAAGCTCCAGGGAATCCAGAACTGTTCCTCATCGGAATACTTATTAGCTACATACATAGCCTCAGTAGTTCGATAATTCTTTTGTTCTAGTTGTGCGTTGTAGTCCTCTACCTCTCGGCGGGATCGTTTGTATTGTTTTAGTTCTTCCTTTGTTGGTTCTCCATCTGGTTTGATGGGCAAAGGGCGGGCTGTTTCTCTACGGAACTTGCCAATAGTTCTGTAGTTATCAAAGCACCAATTAGCAACGCTAAGAACAGAGTGATTCAACCGATAAGAGACTTGATCAAGGTTATTGAGCATGTCAATCGGTATGACTCCCTGCTTAACTCCCCCCAATGGAGAGTGACTTCTAACCATTGGTGAAGACTGTCTTATTTCCTCTGTTAAATAGCCACCTCTCTCTTCGTTAGACCATAAACATGGAGGACATACCATTGGCCAAGCACAAAAGGATAGGTGTTCTGCTTTGCTAAGAATGGCACCCTTAAGCCCTAAGAACTCTTGGCTATATCGCATGACAGTTCGATGCTTACGTCTGCCTATGGTTATGGTCTCTTTATGTATCCATCCTGTTTCCTGGCATAAGCAATTAAGACACCAGCTACCAATCTTGTGGGCTGTGCCTTGGCTCCACTTATCCCATGTAATACCTTCACGATTGAATCGCAGCTGGAAGACTGTATTCTTCTGTCTCGTGCCTGTTGAAGAGTGGAAGTTTTGTTCTATGAGTTTATATAGATCCTTGTCTGATGAG